TCACTCATCCAGTGGTTGATGAGACTCAAGATGCAGAAGCTCGCTGGTGTTCCCATCAACGAACCACGCACCTTGGGTATCTCCACACACCCATCAACCACGGGATAACGTGTTCTCAGGCTGTCGGCGGTCGAGGTAGTCATGTCCGACAGACGATAACGGACATAATGCGCATTCAGGCCAACTCCAAGAGACTCTTGGAGTTCCTGGCACAAGTATGCGGGGAGACCTGCACGCTTGAGACCAGTAATGACCGACCTGATCGCATCATGTCCGAACCCGTCTGTGGCACAAGTAAGGTCTGCCGAGAGGAAGACCTTACCATCATGACGACCTCCCATCAAGCTCCCGAGTGCCGCCTCCTCCGTATGTGGAGCATACGGAAGGATCTGAGGAACACGAGAGAGCATGGCGGGCCAGAGGACCTGTCGTACAAGGTCACCTCTGGCGAACACCGACGCCGGCGGAATGGTAATGATTCTTGCCTTCATCCCGAGCTCGGCAATGACCGAGGCGTGGTGAACCACACGTACCCCTACAGAGTCGCGAAGAACCTTGCTTGTTGCATACACAAGGTTGCGCTCTGCACTTGCCACAGTGGGGTACAAGTGGACAGCACCACGCCTAATCTTGCTGCTCAGTCTGCGCTCGAGAATGGACGCGATCATCGACGGTTCAGGAACACCAGAACCCGGTACAGGTCCGCCACCACGCATACGCGTGGAGGCCTCACGCCAAGCGGATCTCGAAAGACCCGCCAGGTGACCGGTGTAACCGCCCGATGGTCTGCCACTCTCGACCACAGCTGCAGACGACGAAGGCAAGGACCACGAAGTATGTCCTCGGAAAGCACCTCTCAGGAGATCCGCCACGTGTTGGCTCAGATCTTGCAACAGATCTGGGTGGGTCACATGGCGCTGAGAGAGTGTCTCAACGTGCTTGGACATCGCCAACTTCACCACAGACTCTGGAGCGCTTGGCAGCGCACGGGCAAGACGGCTGAAAGCCAACTTACCCTTAACGGACAGTCTGTGGTCCAGCCAACGAAGAAGGCGATGTGGGAAATGACTTCCTGGATGGAGCCGGGCTCGACGCTGCTCAAGAGCAGCGGCCCTAAGCTCTCCACACAGGAATTTCAGCTCGCGGGCAGTCTGCAGCCATCCATTCCTGGACACTGCACGGCACAGCCAGCGACGCATTTCCCAAGAACCAGCACGTGTTCCGAGACCGCAGGAAATCAAACCGCACCAGACCCCTTGCCAAAGGAGGAACTGGTGAGACCGACGAGAACGACGACTAGGGACCGCAGGTCGGGACCTCCGACTACCGGCCTTAAACAAGGCTGGCGAAGGAGCGCCCTTCCCGACAGGACCCTTAACCGTCACAAACGGAAATGCCGGTAGGCGTTTCCGCATGATCCTGTCAAG